CCCCCAAAGATGATGTACGGGACTGGGCGATCCACATAGATCGCCGGTCGCCGGCCTACCGCATGACTATGCATTGATGAATTTCGACGCCCCCGGGTAGCTCCCGAGGGAAGAAGGGCCCGCGTCTCCCGGCGCGGGCCCTTCGCATCTCCGGGAGAATCCCCATGAACTGCATCGACTGCGGAAGCCCTGCCGGTGTGCAGAATCGCTGCACCGAGTGTTTCGAAGAGGTCTGCGAGACACCGAATTGGCTCGATTGGTTGGAGCCCCTTGCGGCTGCTCACGGCAACGGCCCAGCGGCACCGGCCGTCCTGCCCGAGGTGCGCGCGGCCAAGTCGGAGGTGCGCAGCGCGAGACTTTGCGGCGGCTGCCAGAAGCCAATCCTCTCGTCGCTCAAGGCCGATATGTGCCGCGACTGTCGCCGGCAGAGGGGCATCAAGAAGTCAACCGGTGCCGTTCAGTTCGTCTACGTCATCGGTGCGATGACTGGGCCAGTGAAGATCGGCATCTCCGTCAATCCGACGGACCGGCTCGCCCAACTTTGCAGCAGGTCGGACACGACGGCGATGCCCTCCACCATCGACCTCGATGGCCTCCGAATTCTCTACACCGTGGCGGGCGATAAGCGACTTGAGCAGCAGCTACATCTCAGGTTCCACGGATCGCGAGTCATTGGGGAATGGTTTGATCTTGGCACCCCGGATGAGGCTTGCAAGCTCGTCGAGGCTGAGGTTCTTGCCCGCCCAGCCCTACTGGAGGTGGCGTGATGGCTGGTCGCGGCCCCGCCCCGAAGGACCCCGCCAAGCGCCGACGGCGCAATGCCGACCCTGTTCCGACAACCATCGTCGACCCCGATGACGGGCTGCGCGGCCCATCGCTGCCCGAAGATGCCCTGCCCGACGGCGAGGCGTGGCACCCTCGCACGCTGGCCTGGTGGGAAACCTGGCGCCGCTCGGCGCAGGCTACGACGTTCATCGCAACCGACTGGGACTTCCTCATCGACACGGCCCTGATGCACCACACCATGTGGTCGAAGGGCCGGTGGGAGTTCGCCTCTGAGCTGCGACTGCGTGCCGCGAAGTTCGGCGCGACGCCGGAGGATCGGGCGCGGCTGCGGATGCAGGTGACCGCCACCCCGCCGGCCGGGCCGGTCGAAGAGAAGCCTGCGAGCCGGTACGCCCGGCTGCGCGCAGTGAAGTCGGCCTGACCATGCCGTGGCGGGGTCCGCAGCATGAGAACGACTTCCCGTCGCTGGGCTGGGCGTTGCTGGACTGGTGGTCGACCTATCTGCCGTCGCCGCGGGATGAGACGGAGCCGCTGGTCTTCACCGACGAGCAGGCGCTGATCCTCGTTGAGTGGTACGCGATCGACCCGAGGACCGGCCGGTTCGCGTACCGCCGTGGCGCTTCTCGCCGGTCGAAGGGCCGGGGGAAGTCGCCGGTGGAGGCCGCCAAGGCCATTGCCGAGCTGGCGGGGGATGTCCGTCCGGACGGATGGGACTCCGTCGGCGAGCCGGTCGGCCGGCCGTGGGGCACGAAGGGCGACCCGACGCCGTGGGTGCAGGTCGCCGCCGTGTCGGAGGACCAGACCGAGAACACCTACGCGGCCATCTACGAGTTCCTGACCGCGAACGACGGCCAGGCCGCCGACGCGCTGCGCATCGACGCGGGGCTCACCCGCTGCTACCTGCGGGACCGGCCGGGGAAGCTGGAGCCGGTGACGGCGTCGGCGGGCACCCGGGAGGGCCAGCGGGTCACGTACGGAGTGCTCGACGAGACACACCTGTGGACGCCGACGAACGGCGGGAAGCGGCTGGCCCGCACGCTGCGCCGGAACGTCGCGAAGATGGGCGGCCGCACCTACGAGACCACCAACGCCTTCGTACCCGGCGAGGACAGTGTTGCCGAGGGCACCCACAAGGCGGTGACCGACGGGGCGCCCGGCATCTACTACGACGCCGTGGAGGCGCCGGAGGTGAAGCTGGAGGACTCCGACGAGGTTCTGAAGGCGGCCCTGCGGGTCGCCTACGGGGATGCCTGGTGGATCGACCTTGATCGGATCGTCGCCGAGGTCCGTGACCCGGAGTCGACCTGGGAGGACTCGGAGCGGTTCTACTTCAACCACAACGTCGACGACCGCCGCAAGGCGGTTGAGACGAAGCGGTGGGAGGCGCTGGCCCGCCCGGACATCACCGTGCCGGCCGGCACCCGTATCGGGATCGGATTCGACGGCTCACTGTCGGACGACTGCACCGTGCTGATCGGCTGCGCCGTGGTGGACGGGACGCCACACACGTTCGAGATCGAGGTGTGGCAGCGGCCGGGGGACGCCCCGAAGACGTGGCGGGTGCCGCGTCGGGAGATCCGGGACCGGGTCGCTGAGGCGATGGCCTACTGGGACGTCGGCATGATGCTGTGCGACCCCGCGAAGTGGCAGACCGAGATCGAGCTGTGGGTCGAGGAGTACGGCGATGAGCGAGTTGTGCTGTTCGACACGAACCAGCCCACCCGCATGTGGCGGGCCTGTGACAGGTTCACCACCGCGCTGACCGAGGGCGCGTACACCCACGACGGCGCTGCGGCGCTGTCGGAGCAGGTGCTCGCCATGTACAAGCGCAAGGTGCGGGTCCGCGATGACGACGCCGACGGCCGAACGAAGTTCGTATTCGTGAAGGGACCGGACCGCAAGAAGATCGACGCCGGCATCGGTGCGGTGCTGGCACTTGAGGCTGCAATGACGATGCCCGAGCAGGCGAAGCCAACCCCGGCCCCGGCGATGTCCATGCCCGCACCGGGGCTCAGCAGTCACCCGCTGGCGCGGGCCGGTTTCTAGGAGGTGGACCGTGGCCGAGGCATCGCTGACGCCGCAGTCCGCCCCGCAGCGCGAACTCGGCTACGCCCAGCAGTATGCGGGCGGCTACTGGTGGATGTACGACGGGGAGTCCACACCCGAACTTCAGTGGCCGCAGTCCATGCAGGTCTTCGACCAGATGCGCACCCAGGACGCGCAGGTCAAGAGCGTCCTGCAGGCGGTGACCCTGCCGGTCCGGCGTACCCCCTGGCGCATCGACCCGAACGGTGCCCGCCGCGAGGTGGTTGAGCTGGTCGCCCAGGATCTGGGGCTGCCGATCGCCGGACAGCCGGAGCCCATGCAGGCGCCGCGGCAGCGCGACCGGTTCTCCTGGTCACAGCACCTGTACGAGGCGCTGCTGATGCTGCCGTTCGGCTTCATGCCGTTCGAGCAGGTGTACCGCATCGACGAGCAGGGTCTGGCCCGGATCCGGAAGCTGGGGCCCCGCCTGCCCAAGACGGTCGCCGACGTGGACGTGGCCCCGGACGGCGGCCTGGTGTCGATCACCCAGTACCCGCGTGCGAGCGAGCCGCCGCAGCCGATCCCGGTGTCGCGGCTGGTCGTGTACGTCAACGACCGGGAGGGCGGCAACTGGATCGGCCGGTCGCTGTTGCGTCCGGCGTACAAGAACTGGCTGATCAAGGACCGGCTGTTGCGGGTCCAGGCGCAGACCGTCGAACGCAACGGCATGGGCGTGCCTCTCTACAAGGCACCCCCCGGAGCGTCGCCCGCCGACATTGCGGCGGGCGCGGCGATGGCGCAGGCGTGGCGGGCCGGCCAGGACTCCGGGTCCGCGGTCCCCCACGAGGCCGACCTCATCCTGCGCGGCGTCGAGGGTGACCTGCCCGACGCCGACAAGCCGATCCGGTACCACGACGAGCAGATCGCCCGCGCGGTCCTCGCCCACTTCCTCAACCTCGGCACCGAGACCGGCAGTTGGGCGCTCGGCTCGACCTTCGCCGACTTCTTCACTCTGAGCCTGCAGACCCTCGCCCAGTCGGTGGCCGACGTGGTCACCCAGCACATCATCGAGGACCTGGTCGACCTCAACTGGGGGGTCTCCGAACCGGCCCCGCGGCTGATCTTCGATGAGATCGGCTCCCGGCAGGCTGCGACCGCTACCGCCATCAAGGCGCTCATCGACGCCGGGGCGGTCACCGCCGACGAGGTGCTGGAGGGCGCGCTGCGCCAGCAGTACGGACTACCCCAGCAGGACAAGGCCACTTCCCGGGTCACCCCCGACGGCGGCGGAGCAGCCGCTTCACCGACACCGCCGGCCGACAGCGGCAACGCCCGGCCGGGCTCCGTCGCCGCCCGTGGCCGCCGAGTCGTCGCCGGCCAGGAACCGATCCCCGGACTCACCCTGGAGGAGGTGTGATGCCCGACCTCGACGAGATGATCGAGCAACTGCGCAGGCTGAAGGCGCCGGCAACCAGCGTC